CTGGGTGCTTGGTTATTCGATGGAAAAAACAAGGGATTTGCTTCAAGCTCCGCTATTTGGTCGCATGGAGGTCGGGGCATTTTCTGGTGGACTTATAAATAAAGATCGCATACTTGGTCACTACGCAGCGCAAGGTACGTCAGGTGCTATGCGTGAAGTTAGGGTTAGGCATAAGGGCGGCGGCGAGTCTATTTGCCAGTTCTGGTCTTATTCTCAGGGCCAATCGGCTTTGATGGGGGACTCTGTAGACTGGTATCACATAGATGAGGAACCAAAAGACCGCACAATTTACCCGCAGGTGTTAACCCGTACGGCCACCGGAGATAAAGGCAAAGGTGGCAGAGGTATTCTGACGTTTACGCCTGAGAACGGGCGCACCGAGTTGGTTGTCCAGTTTATGGATTCTCCGGCGCAAGGTCAGTACATGCAGCGCGCTACGTGGGACGATGCTTTGCACTTAACCGAAGAGACTAAAGAGCAGTTGCTTGCCAGCTTCCCTCCTTGGCAGCGCGACATGCGTACAAAGGGCTTGCCGCTACTCGGCACTGGCTTAATTTTTGATATTAAAATCCCAACATGCAAAGCATTTCCATGCCCCGACCATTGGTATGTTATCAACGGTATGGACTTTGGGTGGGATCACCCACAAGCGCATTGCCAATTGCTGTGGGATAAAGACGAGGACGTCATTTATGTGTCTAAACTTTACCGCAAGAGCAAGCAGCAGCCTTACGAGGTTTGGCATAACGTGAAGTCGTGGGCGCGTAACGTGCCAACAGCTTGGCCTTCTGACGGTTTGCAGACAGAGAAAGGCTCAGGCAAGTCGCAGAAGTCTTATTATGAAGAGGCGGGCTGGTCTATGCTGTCAATGCACGCTCAATGGCCTGATGGTGGCGTGTCTGTTGAGCAAGGCTTAATGGAGATGTACGACAGATTCAAGACTGGCAAGCTGGTTATATTTGACCATTTATCTGATTTGCTTGATGAGTTAATGCAGTATCACCGCGACGAGAAAGGCTCAATCGTGAAGGTGGCTGACGATGCTATTTCTGCTGTGCGTTATGCTTACATGATGCGGCGGTTTGCTGAAACTAAATACGACATACTGAATCAGCCTGAGTATCACCATGAAGAAAGAAGCCAGCACAAGCATGCTGGCAGTTTAGGTTATTGATTGTTGGCGATTAGCTCGGCAAACTTGACGATGATTGTGTTTCTGTTTTTTTCTTTCATCTGAATCTCTTCAATGAATGAAAGCTCACCAGCATCAAACATAACAAGCCACTTGTCGCTGACATTAACTGCGGTTGCGCCTTCGCATTTAGGGATGGCAAGGCCAAATGCGTTGGTATCTTCTAAGCTATATATTTTCATTTCAATCTCCAATTGGTTGAGGTGTAACTATAGCACAATCGCAAGCTTTGAGAAGTCGCAGCACTACGCTATACTAACCAAAACTACTAAGGGCTTGACAAATGAAAGAGCTGCTTTCCTATATTGACAATCCGAACATTGCGGCGGATTTATCAGAAGAAAAACTAACCGAAATCGCGCAGAAAGTCGTGCAGGAGTACGGAGAAGACCGCGACTCTATGTCCGAATGGGCAAAGATGGTCGATAAGGGTATGAAGGTTGCGAAGCCTGCAATGGAGAGCAAGAGCTATCCGTGGGAAGGTGCAAGCAACTATAAGTCGCCGATGATTTACGAGGCTGTTATCAGCTTTGGAGACCGTGCATCAACTGAGATTCTAGGCGGTAAGAAGCTTGTCAAGGGCTGCATTGAAGGCGTTGAAACGCCAGAGAAGCAGGCGCGCATGAGTCGTGTCGCTCAGTTCATGAACTGGCAGTTTAACTATGAGATGCCAGAGTGGCGAGCTGAACAAGAGCAAGCTTTGTACGCATTAGCTGCTGTTGGTTGCTTCTTCAAGAAAACATTTTTCGACCCGACCGAGGGCAAGAACGTATCGTTGCCAATATTCTACCCTAACTTTGCCGTCAATCAGAACGAGCGCTCAATGTCTGCGCTTACTCGCTTCACTGAGTGCAAAGTATATTGCGAAGCTGAAGTTAACGAGCGTATTGCCGCAGGTATCTGGCTCGACCAAGATTACGCGATGGACGATAACGAGATTGCAGATATTGACGCTGACGATAAAGACCAATCCAGCGAGGATGAATTCCTTGAGCAACACTGCATGCTCGACCTAGACGGTGACGGCATTGCAGAGCCTTACATCGTTACGGTTCACACTCAATCAGAAAAGGTTGCGCGTATCGTTGCACGCTTTGACCGCTCATCCATTTTAGTTAAGTTGGCTGATGGCGTCGTTGCTTCGCTAGATAAGGCAATGGCTCAAGCGGTGCAGCAAGCAAGCAAAGAAATCACCGTAACAATGGAAGGCCAAGAGCCAATCGAAGCCATCTCAGGCGCACTAGAGCAACTACAATCGAAAGCGCTTGGCATGCTGAAGATTGTGAAGATTAAGCCAGTCAACATGATTACTAAATACGGGTTCATCGTTGCGCCAGATGGCACCTTCCTCAATTGGGGTTATTGCCACTTGCTGACCGGATACCTTGAGCTTATCAACACCACGTCAAACCAAACGATTGACAGTGGCAGCTTAGCTAATATGGGTGGCGGCTTTGTGTCGAAGGAATTCCGCAACAACAAGTCGCCATTCCGAGTATCGCCAGGTAAGTTTGTTCAAACCGGAGTCGATGCACAGACAATGCAGACAGGCATCATGCCGTATCCATTTAAAGAGCCGTCAGCGTCATTGATTACGCTAAACCAAGAAGCTAAGGCGGAGGCTCGAAACCTAACGGCAATCATCAACATGGAAGGCGCAATTGCACCAAACGCACCAGCGGCGACAACTCTTGGCTTGCTTCAAGAAAAAATGATGCCAACAACTGCGCTGATTAGTCGCATCCTTCGCAGCATGTCCGATGAATTCCGCAAGATGTTTGACCTTAACGCCAAGTACACTGACCCTGTGACGTATCAAGAAGTGCTGGACGACCCGCAAGCGGATTACCAGCAAGACTTCACCCGAGCAGGATATGACATTGAGCCAACTGCTGAAGCGGCCAAATCAAGCATGATGCAGAAAATGCAGTCTACACAAGTGTTGATGGAGCTGATGCCAGTTATCCAAGCGTCAGGCGGTCAAGTGAAAGCGTTAGTATCTGAAGCGCTTGACGCTATCGGCATTCCTGAAATGCTAGATAAGCTCTATCCTGAAGGTCAATCAGACCCGCAGCTGATCGCGATGGAACAAGAGCGCATGCAGATGGAGCAAATGAACGCGCAACTGCAACAGCAGAACAACGAGCTACTGAAGCAGCAGCATGAAATCAAGATGGCAATGCTAGACCTTGAGCGCCAAAAGGTTGAGCAGAAATCCGCAGAGCTTGCACTGAAGGCGCAAGACCAAGACGGGCGACTGAGCTTGGAAGCTGCAAGACTTGACGCAGAGGCGCAGCGCATTGAAGCTGATGAGAATCTGAAAGTGGCTCAGACGTTTAAGACGTATCAAGAAGCTGAACAGATTGGAGCGCCAAAAGTTGATGTAACAATAGGAGCGATACCAGATGGCATGCAATAAAAAAGGCAGCAAGAAGCCGCCTAAGAAGTAAATCGAAGCCCCTTTATTGGGGCTTTATTTTTGCCGGAAATTTTAAAAACCCATTCTTAGACACCCTATCAGCAAACGACGCCCAAAGATGATCGCTTATTTCCTTTTCACTCATTCCTGCAAACCTGCCAAGCCACGAATCAATCGGGCGCTGATTAACCTGCGCCCTGCACATATAAACATCGTAGTTGTTATTCATTATCAAACTCCAAAGTCGTAACCACTGTGCGAGTGACTTTAACTAGTTTGGCTTTTGCAAGGTATCGCCTGTTATAATCAGACTCATAAGTAAAATCCTCTGGCGTTTTCGCAAACCTAGGGTCGGCAATTTTTCCATCAATAATGTCAACCCAGCAGCAACTACCATTATCACAATTTGGGTCTTTGCCCCATGCCTTGTTGTCTAATACCGCCATAACGCCAGATTTTGTTTTGGTTTTTGTTTTCATTTCCACATCTCCAATTGATTAAAAACAAAACATAGCACCACACCAACAACCCCGCAACAACAAAGATTTGACGCCATTTTTTTGACACCGCCAATAAATTGACGCATAATCATTTGCAGAGACTTTATCCACAACAGAGAGCAACAACCATGCAAGAGACGCATGATATTTTGGGGATTGAGCGCCTGCTCAGTAAAGCCCAATCAGAAATCGAAAGCTACGAACCCACGCCAGACGAGTTCCAACGATGGAACGACAATCCGATAACCCAGCGACTTAAAAAACAACTAGCAGTTGACTTGTATGTCCACCTATTCGACTCGCCTGTGCGCAATGTCGAATATGTAGCGATGTTGCAGGGGATTATTGCTTATGGAGTAGAGGGAAAAACCAATGAGCAAAATTAAAGCAACAGGCTATTACGTCTTGATTGAGACAGAAGAAGTAACACTCAAATCAGACGGCGGAATCATCATGGCAAGCGCTAAAGATGAGAAGCGACTTGAAGAAGCGCAGTGCATTGGCACGGTGGTAGATATTGGACCGCGAGCATTTAAGGGCTTGCAGTGCGGCTGTAACTCCGCTGAAGAGTGGGGCGTCAAGATTGGCGACAAAGTAGAGTTTGCCACGTATGACGGAAAGCGCCCAGTGTCAGCAGGTAAGGATACCAAATACCGACTAATCACAGACCAGAAAATTATCGCGGTGGTGACAAATGAGTGAAGAAATCCATTTCAATGAAGATGCCTTTAACTCTGTTTTTACCGCAGAGCCAGAAGCACCAAAGCCAGATGTTGAGCCTGAAGTGGTCGCCGAAGAAACAACGCCAGAGCCAGAAGCTAAGCCAGAAGTAAACGAAGAAGAGGCGAAAGCATCTCAACGCGGCTGGACGTCTAAAGCAGAATGGGTAGCGCAAGGCAAAGACCCTGACGAGTGGGTAAGCGCTAAGCACTTCAACGAGAAAGGCACGCTGATTAGCAAGGCGCGTGAGTTTGAAGCGCTGCAAAAGACGTTTAAAGCAGACGTCGATAACGTGAAGAAATACGTGCAGGCTCAAGCTCAATTGCAAATTCAGCAGTTGCAAAAGCAAAACGCTGACTTGCTAGAAGCTAAGCGACAGGCTGTGCAGTATGGTGATTGGGATGGCGTGCAGAAAGCCGAACAAGCTTTAACAAGCAACGCCATCAATCAGATGAATCTGCAACAGCAAATTCAAGCGCCGCAGCAGCAAGGACCATCTGAGGATGAGCTGGCAGTTGAGGCGCAGTTTGAGCGGGATAATCCTTGGATTAATGTCAAAGACCCGACCAGCCCCGAGTACGGCAAAGCGGTGTTTGCGCAGAATCTATACGCTCAACTACTCGCAACTCCTAACATGACAGTCAATCAGCGTCTTGAGTATCTACAAGGCGAAATTGCACAGAAGTTTCCAAGCAAAGCGCCAGTGAATCCAAATCGCGACAAGCCAGCTATGACAGACAGCAAGCCATCTGGCAAGCTGAGTGGAGACATGACATGGGCAGACTTGTCGAAGTCTGAGCTGTCAGAGTGGCAGTCATTCGGCGAGATGATGTTCAACGGCGACAAGAAAGCTTTCCTAAAAGCAGTCAAGAATTCAAGAGGTTAATACCATGAGCAGACCACGCAGCGAAGAAGCAGCACTATCAAAAGACGTAGAGCAACGGCCGGAGC